ATTTTTTTGACTTCTTAGGTATATCAAAGCCTTCCGGAGCCGCTACTATCTTTACATTATGTCCTTTATCAGTAGGTACCCAGGTAACTGTGTCACCCACTGCAATGCGTGTGATGTCCTCACTGTATACCATTTTAGCACCATCGTCACGTTTGTTCAACATTTCGATAGTCATATCTTCAGCATTTGCTGATTGAAGTAATATGGTACTAAAAAATGCAAATACCATTGTTATAATTATTGATTTTTTCATTTATTGTCCTTTAAATTTAAGTTCATTGGAGAGTATTGTTCTCCGTTGTAACCCGAACCAGTTGCGTTAGGTCCAGTTTCTACGCCGCTGTTGCATCCAACAACGACAACTAATAAAAAGAATATACTTGTTATAGTAACTCTTTTTGTCCACAGCATAAACATTTCAAATGTGCGTTCTGCTTCTGCTTGTGCCTCAGCTTTAGGATCCATTACTTACCCCATATTTCGGGTATTTTGTCAGCCCAAGGCCAAGGTCCGATTTCAAAGTTAAATTCTAACTCCCCCATCCCGCAAACTCCTCTTTGTTTACCATTCTTACGTGTCTTGTAGGTAATGCGAATTGTTGTTCACCTAAACAAATGATGTTAGGTGCATTTTCAAGATATCGAGTTTTCTTTTCATCAGTTTCAAACTCCATACTAAAAGCATCACCATTATTAGTGTTCAAAAAGTTATAAGTCATTCTCCTACTCCAAAACATAATAGCACTGGTGTCATTCTACAATAACGTGCATAATCATCGTGTCCAACACTGGCGTATGTCATACCCATTGGAACTAATAAAATGAAAGCACTAACAATCAAAAATGCCCAACCTAATCCTTTTGTTGTACAATAATTTGTTTGTTCACTCATTCGTGCTCACCTCCTGGATCATTTTCGTCCAATTTAACTTTTTGTCCGTTAATCCACATATTCTGTCTGGCTCTCGGAAAACTATGATAGCCGCCGAGAAGTTTAAATGACTTTACAGTTTGATTAAAGCTGTCTGGTCTTTTGTCTGCTTCGTTCATTACCACTGCTGTGATAAAGATACCAGCAATCAAACATACGTGCATTATAGCACTGATGCCAAATGCCATATAACTGCCGATCATTAAAGCAAATATTCCGCTCCAAATAAATGCAAGGCATTGGAATATCATATGCGATACTCTTGGATCTAATTTGCGTAGTGGAGAGTTTTCAATAGTCATTAAACTTGACCACATAAGTCCAAATTCGCTACGAAGTGAAGTGATAGTTGTTGCCCAACCAATGGGCTTTGGTTTCTGATTCATAGTATTCTCCGTGTGTCTATGTATTATATATAGCAGGTTTGACGTGCAAAGTCAACCTTACTAGGGTGTGTTAAATTGTAGCATTAAAGTTTTTATTTCTGTTTTGTATGAAGTTATTGTAATTACTTATCCTAAAAGTGATCCTATGAAGTACTCTTTGAGCCAGTATATCAGGATCATTTTGATCACGTTTATGTAAAGTTAGTAATTGATCCATCAGTACAATATCACCTGGTTCATACCAATGTTGATATATGTATTTGTCTTGGAACATATGGTCGTACAAGCGTTGGAAAAGTGTTTCATCTTCTGTAATAATTTTACATTTATTGTTGGTGTAAAAATAAATGCCTTTTACTCCTTCAATATTCTGTTGTAGCAACCACATTTTGTAAGGACCTTCTTGCCCATCTTTTTTCATCATTTTGTATTGTGTTTCGGGCAGGCCTTTAGCCCATACTTCCGGTGTGTATTCGTATTCACAATGCACCCATTCTAATTCTTTTTTGAAGTCATCATCTAAATCATTATATGCAAGATTGGTGTTCAAATAACTTGTGCTTGTGTTTTCGCAACCTTCATAGCCTTGTAATGCAACACCGTCAGCACGATCTAGGCCATTTAAGTTGGCGTGCCAATCTAAAATACCTGTGCTGAAAATTCCAGTTGAAATTCCTTTTTTATTCTTTTTTGCAGTTGTTCTTTGTATAGGATATAATTCTTTATCTTTATCCCAATTAGATGTGTTAGGTGGAGTTTTACCAAGATAAAATTCACCTTCTTTAGTATAAATCATTTGCCTGTAGTTGGCTACTGTACCAATTTTTTCTATAAAATTTACAAAATGGTAAGGCAATTTGTTTTGTTTTTTTAAAACTACAATAAGTTTTTTTCTCAATGTGTCACGTATAAATTGTGCATCATCAACAGATAAATCTACGATATCAACATCGTCGATTTGTGTTGCTACACCATTTAAACTTTTAACGTGCATTATATCTCTCCGGCATTGTGAATAATGCACGAGTACCATCATCACAAGGACTTCTTGCAAAAACTACCCATCTGTGAATTTGATTATGTAGTAATGTTGGGTGGTTTTCACTTATATATTCTTTCATACTAGTTCCTGTTGTCCACACATCATCAACAACCAATCCTATGTTATCAGCATTTGGATCTGCATATTTTTGTAATGCACTAGCTAAAGGAATGCCTCCTCTGGGTATACCTTCTACCCATCTAAAAGGAGTAATTTGGTAGTCCATTATCATACGTGCAAGTCCATCCCACCATTCAGGACGTATTGCATCACATTCAATTTTCCAGGCAAGTTTATTACCTGCGTGGCTGATAAAGTCTCCTACTTCAAATAAATCTGCGTTTGTTCTATATACCATATTAATAACTCTGTGCTAGTCGCCACATTAAATATTCTTTTGATTCAATTGGATCATACTTGTCCTCTTCACCTTTACGCAAGTTTTTGACTATTGTTCCAGGTGTAGGATCAACAAAGTGTGGCATTGAATATCTCTGTTGATGTATGTGAGTGTTTACCACTCTATGTTTAGTACTTTTAAAATAATCATTAGTCCAACGCTGTAGTAAGTCACCAATGTTAACAACAACGCCGTCGTCCGCAAAGGGTACTGGATGCCAGTCGCCACCAAGGTCTTGAACTTGAAGTCCGGGGACGTCATTAATCTGCCAAAGTAAAGTAATAGTACCGTAGTCACTATGCTCTCCTATACGCATTTGTTTATCTAACATAGGCCCATCATATGCTGGATAATGTATAACTCTTGTGGTATTGAATGGGACTTTATGTGCATCTACCAATGTAGTGCCTGTATCTAAGATAGTATCAAACTTCTCCAAAATGCGTAAAGTTAACCTATCAGCTATGTCTATGCTTGCTAATGCACTATCTCTAAAGCCTTTAATTTCTGTTGGCCATAAATGCTCAGGCATACGAGTATTGTTGTAATTAAATGATTCTTTAATATCTTTTGGGGCAGTAGGATCTACGTTTTCATCGCCGACCATACTATAACCTAAATTAGTGTTTCCTTCATACGGATATTTTTGTTTTGTTTCCATCGGCAAATCAAAAAATGATCTCATTTGATGTTGCCAAGCATTCATATCAGCCTTATCCACGCCAGAAAGAGCGTTGGTAAACACTGCGAAGCCTACAGTAGTGTAAGCTTCATCAATGCGATCTAAAGAGTCTTGTGCTTTTATATCTATTACTGGTATCATTTAAATTCCTTGTATCTATGTGCTTTAAAACAACTGTTTTGTGCTCCTGTAATAAATTCGTTTAGCGGGCTAGGATATTCTGCAAACTCAGGAATAACATATTCCCATACAGTTTCTCCCTCGGGTGTAACTTCAAACAATCTACCAAATGCACTTTCACAAATAAATGTGTTGCCATTCCACAGACGTTGTACACTGCCCATATATGGACTAAAGAAAGCAGGAGGCATATCATCTACATAACTCCAAACAACTTCCTTTGTATCTATATCAAACTCTGTAATTCTACTGTGGTGTACACCTGGTGGTCTAATATTTCCATTACAAAATGTTAGCAATGTTTTATCTAGTGTAACAACAGGACAATGTTGTTGTGCAACGTCTGGCCATTTTACTTGCCATACAACTTCTTTGGTGTCTCTGTCAACTCCAATAATACCGCTGGTGTTACGCAAGCTCATATAAATTGTTTTGCCACTGTAGCACACCCCGTTGATCATTGGCCAATGATTATCTGGCATACCTGCGTGGCAAGGAAAGTCTTCTTCTGTGATATGTTCCCAAGCACACCATTCCCAAACTGTTTCGCCTTTTCTATTGACCATACGCACAATGTCACTGTATCTTCCCATTTGGTATTCAGTCGCC